CGATCCTTATTGATCGTTAAGCCTGACGGAGGCCCGTCATGGCTGAGTACGCAGCGGGCGTCACGGCGACGTGGGACGGCGTGTCATTCGGTGAGATCACCGAACTGCGTGTGACACACGGCGGCTCTCTGCCGCTGGCTCGTGCGAGTACGTGGACGCTTGACGTTGGCACTATAGAGATATCGTGCCTGACGACTGCGAACATCTCGACGGCCAAGTACGCCAAGCGTGCTGCGGTTTCGATTGCGGGCGGTGGCCTTGCCTACTCTGGCACCGCCGTGCTCGAGAAGTTCACGCTCCAGGGCATCGCCAATGACGTGGCACGGTACACCGTCACGTTAAGGATCCAACCCTAGGAGATGCCATGGCTCTTACTGTGCAGGAACTCGCCGCCCAGATTCTCGCCTCGGACGACTTGTCCGTGCTCAAGGTGACGGTGAAGGAGTGGAAGGACGCCAGCGGCAAGCCGCTGGTGCTCGGCATCCGTGTGATGACCGTTGAGGAGCGAGACAGCTACGAGAAGGAATGGATCGGAAACAAGGAGCGGGGCATCGACAACTTCCGCACGAAGTATCTGGCCCGCTGCCTGTGCCACCCTGAGAGCGGCGAGCGGCTCTTCGACGAGCAGGGCATCGAGCAGCTGGCAAAGAAGTCGTCGGCCGTGGTGTCGAAGCTCTTCGAGAAGGCGATGAAACACAACAACATGACCGAGAGCGACGTAGAGGAACTCGCAAAAAACTGAAGACCCGGCCGATGCGGAGGTTTCTTTTCCGCCTCGCCGGGCACCTAGGCATGACGGTGCGTGAGTTGTCTCGCCGCATGGATTCGCAAGAGCTCAGTGAGTGGGTGGCCTTCACCCGCTACTACCACGCTCTGCCGGATCCGTGGCAGCAGACAGGCTTGCTCACCAGTGCCGTGCTCGCACCGTACAGCGAGAAAGGCAAAGCACCGAAGGCGTCCGATTTCGTTCCTACCGAGAAGCCACCGCAGACATCAGAGGAGATGGCCCGAGAGCTCGCAAAGCTCACCGGCATCTTTGAGCAGTAGCAGCCATGGCCAACATCCTCTCACTTGCGATGAAGGTTTCCGCCGACGCCTCTGGCGTGGTGAAGAACCTGACGCCGGCCGAGCGGGCGCTTGAGAAGCTGGGGCAGCAGGCCGAGAAGACGCTTGGCGACCTCAACTCTTTTGCGTCTGGCACTAGCGGTGCCGCACAGGCTGCGGCCGACAGTTTTCGCCAACAGTTTGACGGGTTGGCGGCTTCACTCGCCGCTGGCTTGAACGCCGAGGAGTACGCCCGCCAGTTCGGCGTGCTGCAGGATCAAGTGCGTGAGACTGCCGCTGCCTTTCAGGAGGGTGCCAGAGTCACTGAACGGTTTCGCACTGAGGATGAGCGGCGCGCTGATGAGCTTGAGAGGCTCACGGATCTGCTTGACCTTGGTGCCATCTCTGAGGCTACCTACGCCAGAGCAAAGGCGTCGGCAGTCGGCGATTCGGAGAGATTGGTGCAGGCCGAGAAGCAGCGGGCTGACGCTGTTGCCGCTGCGTCGCGCATCATAAAAGCGAACCTTACGCCTCAAGAGCGGTATGACGAAGAGGTACAGCAGCTTTCGGAGCACCTTCGTGAGGGGCGGCTGTCGCAAGATCAGTACAACCGAGCCCTGGAGAAGGCCCAGCGGGATCTCGACAAGACGAGCGACAACGCCAAGAAGGCCGACACCAGCCTGGAGTCGCTGGCCCGCAATACGAAGATCCTCGCCGGCATCGAGCTCGGCAGGCTGTTCGTGGACGGCGTCCAGGCAATCGCCAACGTGTTCCGTGACGTGGCCAACCGAGTCACCACGCTGGTGTCCAGCGTCAACTCAGGCATCGACTCGCTCAACGATCTGTCGGCCCGCACTGGCATCAACGTCGAGGCCCTGCAGGGCTACTCGCTGGCGGCAAAACTCGCCGGCGTGGACACCGAGCAGTTCGGCACCGCCGTGCAGCGGCTGGCGGTGAACATCGGCAAAGCCACGCCGGGCGACGCACTCGACAAGGCTCTCAAGGGCATCAACCTGTCGGTTGCTGAGCTCAGGGCCCTTGCGCCTGAAGACCAGTTCTCGGCCATCGGAAACGCCATCTCACAACTGCCAACGGCTGCCGCTCGTGCGGGTGCTGCGGTTGAGATCTTCGGCAAGCAGGGTGCCGCTCTGGCTCCGCTCTTCAGAGAAGGGGCCGCAAGCCTTGAGGAGCTCAAGGCTAGGGCCGACCGGCTGGGCATTATTGTCAGCGAGACGCAAGTCAACAACGTCGCTGACATGAACGACGCTTTTGACTTGGTGGCTGCAACCATCAACGGCATCGTGGGCCAAGTCATCGGCAATCTCGCCCCAGCGGTTACGGACGTGACGAATCAGTTCCTGCGGTTCGTCGAGGAGTGGAGTGGAGCACAGGGCACCGGCGGCACCGGTATTGCCAATGCCATCACAGACGTGCTGCTTGAGGGTGCCATCTATTTTGCTGGCATATTCGACGAGTTTGTTGGCAACTTCGCCGGCATTATCGTCTCTGCTGAGTCCGTGTCGTCTACGTTCGTGTCCGTTACGCAAGGGCTGATTGGGCTAAGCGAAACATTCCGAGCGGTCTTCAATGTTTTCCAGCTGGCAGGCAACGCTCTTTCTGTTGCGCTTGGAAAGCTGTTTGAGGCCGTAGGGAAGTACCTCAGCAAAGATCTAAAGGAGTACGGGGTCGAGCTACAGAGGACAGCAAAACTGGCAACGGAGCAGAACTCTCGTGATCTCGAGGACGCTGCCTCTAGAGCCGGCGAAGCGTTTGGCAACATGCTGACCGGCGGATCTGGAAACGCCGAGCAAGCAGGCGAAGGCGAAGCATTGCGGTTCCTGTCTGGGCTGCGGGCCGAGGTACAGCGAGCCCGCCTTCCTGAAGTGCGGCTGCAGACCGACCTCACCTCGGCCACTGCAGAGCTTGACCAGTTCCTGTCCACCGCTGAAGGCGGTGCGTCTGAGTTCCTGCAGCAGTCGCAGGCCACTCTGGCCACGTTCTCGCAGATGGCGGCTGAAGGCGAACTGACTGCCGACCAGATCGAGATCATGAACGGATTTATGGAGCGGCTGAACGGCGAGATCACCAAGGAGCGGCAGCTGCGGCAGGAGGCTACTGACGCTGCACAGGCCCAGGCCGACGCGGACAAGAGGCGGCTCGACCAGCTGCTGCAGACCAACGACGAGGCGGCACGCATCGAGCAGGACTTGCTAGTCGTGCAACGTGAGCAGGCCCGTGTGTCGGAGCAACTGGCCGCAGCACGAGAGGCCAACAACGTCGCCGAGGCTGACGCCGCAGCCGCCCGCCAAGGCGAGCTTGACCAGTTGCAGGGCAAGCTCCAAGACCAGCAGCAGGCTCTTGCGCAGGGTTTCGGCCAAGGCTTTCAGGCTGCGTTCCAGGCGGTGGACGAGAACATCCAGAAGCTAGTCGAGAAGTCGCAGGAGTTTGGCCAGGCCGGTGCGGATGCCGCAATGCGGCTTGAGGAAGGCATCGCTTCCGCCCAGGCTCTGGCGTCGTCGGGATTCATCAACAAAGAGGTATTCGACGCCGAGGTGGCCCGGCAGCAGGAGCTCTTCAACAACGAGATTGAGAACCTCGAAAAGATTAAAAAGAAAAAGGACGACGACGCTGCTGAGGAAAAAGCCAAGCGAGACAAGGCACAGGAAGACGCCCTGCGTCTGCAAGAGCGATACGCCGACCAGCAACGCCAAGCCGTCGAGGCCGCCGCCAACGAGCAGCGGCGTGTGCAGGAACAGATCTTTCAGTACCAGCAGAAGGTTCTTGAGGAGCAGCAAAAGGCCGCCGAGGCTGAGGCCAAGCGGCAGGAAGAGCGGCTCACCAAGCTGAATACGCTCGGCTCGCAGACCATCACTGGCAGCGACATCCGCACCGCCGAGGGTGCCGCCCTGGTGCTGAACCTGACGGCCAACGCCCAGGATCCCCGGCTCATTCAGGAGCGGCTGCAGACCAAGCTGCTCGAGCGGATCGCCACGGGCATCGGCCAAGCGGCCAGCAACTACTTCAACCAGCCGGTGGCCATTGTTGGCTACTCGTCATTCGGGGAGCCGACCTGATGGGCATTGCATCCGTCACCGAACTGGCACGCTCATCTGACTTCACGCTCGGCACGCAGCCGGTAGCGACTCGCCGCTGGGCCGTCACGCTCACGGACAACACGCTGCAGAACACGCCGCTGACTGAGACGGACATCCTCAGCAACGTCGATATGGACCTCAGTGCGTTCGGCAACGTGCATCCAACGTGGTCCGCTCTCGGCCTGCGAAAGATCGTCATCAACGAGCGGTTCAACGACTCGCCGTACCACGTTGAGGTTGTGGCCGAGTACGGCAACGTGACGGCCAACGAACTGCTGGCACCGGCGTCTCGTGCTGCTGAGTGGTCTTTTGAGTCGCAGCCCAGCCAGGTGCCGGCCCTGTACTACTACCACGGCACGGGCAACGGCGACCTGCGGCCACTGACCAACTCTGCCTACGACTACTTCGAGGGCATCACGACCGACGAGGCCATGGTGCGGGCGACGATCCGCAACAACTACACCGCCTTCCCGTCGTCGCAGATGGCCGCCACCAACACGGTCAACGACGGCGACTACTTCGGCGGTGCGGCGTATACGTGGAAGTGTGCGGGCGTGAACTCCACCTACACCATCGAGCTCTTCAACAACGCCACGTACTCGTACTGGGCCACGCAGATCGAGCTCATGTACCGCCAGACCGGCTGGGTGCTGCAGCTGCCCGACGTGGGCTGGAACTACCTGAGCGGCGGCCAGAAGCGGCGTGCCATGGTGTTCGACTTTGAGAACGGCGAGTGGGTGGCGTCGGCCAACCCCGTCGGCCTGGACGGCAGCGGCAACCAGACCAGCGGCCAGCCGGCTGTGCTGCAGCGTCGAGTGAATCAGGTGGCCAACTTCACCACGCTCTTCGGCACGCCGCCAGCCTGACATGGCACGCAAAAAAGGCCCCTTCGACGCCGTGCAGTTCACGCGCGAATCCGCAGAGCGGATTGCGGGCGTGGTGCGTCAGGCCGAGCTGACGCCCCCGGCGGCTTCGCCGCTGACGTTCGCCAAGCGGTTTGAGGATCGAGCCCCCAAACAGGTGCGGGCGGCGACGTTCTCGGGCTCGTGGCCGATTGGCGGCACGAAGGTCGTCACGTTCAAGTATGTCCCGACGGCTACGGCCAACGTGGTCAACCTGTCGTGGCCGATCACGCTCACGGCGTACAGCAACGAAGACTGCATCGTCGGCCGTGAGGGGACAAACTGGTGGCTGGTCGTGCCGAGGCTGGAGGCACGCACAGCCATGTTTGGCACGCAAACGGCCACGGCGTCTTTCGCCACTGGTACGTCTACTGCCACTTACGTGAGCGGCACCGCGAACGCCACGGTGGTTTCAGGCGTCACGGCGAACACTGCAACGATCACGTTCCTGTCTGACGTGTCCGTCACGGCGTCGCTGAATACCGCTGACTGCTCGATCACTGTCGGCGTCACCAAGTCCAACGGCACCGCCACGGCCGTTCAAAGCGTCAGCGTCTCGACCGCCAGCGTGCAGGTGGCATCCGGCACTGCGACCGCTGTCTTTGCCTCGGGTATGTCGAGCGTGACGTTTATCACCGGCACGGCGACCGCCACGTACCTCCGCATACGGGTGCCGTGATGGTTTGTCCGTGCTGCGCACCAGAAAACCCTTGCTCCTGCGCGAACTGCGAGATACCGCAGTTCTTGGACGAAGACTCCAAGGTGCCGTGTACGCCTGACGGCACAAGTTTCTCTATCTTTCAGGGCTACGGGAAGGTCGGGCTCCTTGCCGGAAGCGGCGGCCCTGATGGTGTTCAATACGCCGAAGGCTATCCAGAGTTGCTTGGCGACTGCGATTGGTTCTGGTGGCGTGCCTCCAACTCCTGCCTCGTGGCGTCGGCATCGCTCGGCTTCCCAGGGTTTTACAGTTTTGTATCGACCCAGTGGGAGAAGTGGTTTCTGTATCGGTGCGAGGACGGAGTGCTGACCGACATAACCGATGCCGCAACAACAAATGGGCCGTTTGAGTATTTCCAGCTATTTGGTGGCAATGCGACAGGCGGCGAGTCTGCCGCGTGCGGCGGGATTCCATGCCCCAACGACCCCGACCAAGACTACCTCGTGCCCACCATCGACTGCAACGAGTTCCCATGATTACTGGCCGCCGCGCCGCTTTTGAGAACCGATGCCGCCAGCGTGGCACCACGCTCGACGCTGTGCGTGCGTGCATCGTCAGCGAGGACGGCGACACGATCACGGTGGACGAGACGCACACGGCGTATCCCAAGGCGAAGCCGGGGCCGACGCTGCTCAGGAAGGCCGCCAACTTCGCCGCTGCCGCCGCCCAGCACGTAGCCGCTGGAGCCCCGATGGCGAGCGAGGCTGAGGTTGAACGCCGCTACGCGATCTGTACTGCGTGTCCACACTTCGACGGCCGGGCGTGCGGCTTGTGCGGATGCCCGGTGGCCCGAGAGCGGAAGTGGCTGAGCAAGTTGTCGTGGGCCGACCAGCGATGTCCAGACGATCCGCCACGCTGGGGCCCCGTGGAAGGTTGACGCCACCGCTACGGTGAGAGTCGAAAGGGCACGCCGTGGCCGACGATCACGTCTTCACTTTGAACGGCGACGAGCGGTGGCTGCTGCGTTTCACCACGCTCAAGGGTGCGGCCTACGGGTACACGTTCTCGCAAAAGGCCAAGCACCCGCGCATCATCCTCGACGCCCGCATGCGTGGCCGCAAGAAGCTCGAGGTGCTGGTGCACGAACTGCTGCACGCCCTGAATCCGACACAGAGCGAGGAGCACGTCGAGCAGCAGGGGAAAGACATCGCACGAGTGCTGTGGAGTCTCGGCTACCGGGAGGTGACGGATGGCTAGATCGGCCGGCACGTTTCGCAGGAAGAACGCCAGCGACCCGTGGCTAGTCACCACGCTTGACGGTGGCGTCACACGCATCGACTTCGCCAGCCGGCTGTGGGTGCTGCTGTCCAGCGATTGGCACTGGGACAGCGTGAAGTGCGACCGGGACAAGCTCTCCGCTGATCTCCGCAAGGCCAAAGAAATCAACGCCGCCGTGCTGTCCATCGGCGATCACTTTGACGCCATGGGCGGGAAGTACGATCCACGCAGCAACGGCAAGTGGGACGTGCGGCCTGAGTTCCAACGGGGCAACTACTACGACGATATCGTCACGCAGTGTGCGGAGTGGCTGGAGCCCTACCGTGAGCAGATGGCCCTGATCACGCCGGGCAACCACGAGACAGCCGTGCGTAAGCGGATGGAGACGTGCCTGACGACCAGGCTCGTGGAGCAGCTGCGGATGCGTGGCAGCAAGGTGCGTCACGCTGGCTACGCCGGCTGGGTGCTGTTCCGTGCGAAGACCGGCAAGACCAACTCGGCCCTGTACCGACTTTGGTACCACCACGGCTACGGCGGCGGCGGCCCCGTGACCCGTGGCGTGATCGACTACAGCCGCTACCTCGTGGACGTTGACGCCGACTGCATCCACGCCGGCCACGTCCACCAGCGGACACTGATCGAGGCGACACGCCAGCGGCTATCGCCCACCGGCATTGCCAAGGTGCGGCCGATGCACCTCGTGCGGTCAGCGGCCTACAAGCAGGAGTGCCTCACCGACGGCTGGGCTGTTGAGAAGGGCATGAGTGCCAGACCGCTTGGCGGATGGTGGATGCTACTCCGGTGGAACACAGACCACACCGAACTACGTGCCTCGTTTCATGACTCACCAAGGGACGACAATGACGACGACGTTTGAAGCCGCCAACGAACAACTCCGCCAGGCCGTTCAGCAGCGGCGTGACGCCCAGGCCGCAGGCAGGCCGCACGAGGAGTGGTACGACGTGTCGCAGCCGGCGACAGATCCATTGCCAGATGTCGCGGAAGGCGCGGGACCGCAACACGTCGAGTGGGACGGCATTGCCGACGAGCCCTACATCGAGCACCTGCTTGAGCAGCATCGGCTCAAGGGCGACGGCATCCAGCACGAGCAGCGGCCCGGCTCGCTGCCGTTTCTCGACCTGCTCGAGGAGCTCCGCACGCTTCACCTGAGCAAGTCGCAGGACTACGGCAGCGAGAGCGACCCGCTGGCCAACATCCGCCAAGGGGCCGAGTTCGTCGGCATCGAGGCGTGGCGTGGCTGCATGGTGCGGGTGGCCGACAAGGTGCAGCGGCTCAAGACGTACTGCCGCACCGGCCGGCTCGTCCACGAGGGGGTGCGGGACACGCTGCTGGATCTGGCTGCGTATAGCCTGCTGGCTATCGTGCTTTTTGATGAGGGCAAGGATGGCTGAGCCACTCACCGACGCCTACCTGCAGCAGTGCGAGTGGGACGCCCGCAAGTTCTCTGGCTGCTGGGACCAGGGCACAAGCGGCGTTCTCGCGGCGCACGTCATGCGGTTGCTCAAGGAGCTCAGCCGGCTTAAGGGCGAGGCGGCGGTGCAGCGGGCCAGGGCGGAAGAAAGACGTAGCACGGTCTACTGAGCCGGGCGGCGGGTTGAGGCGACCGGGTTTTCACCCTTTCCCCGGTTGCTTCCCCGCCTGCCCGGTTCAGGCCGCTGGCGGTTCTGGCAGCGGCATCCAGTAATCCGGCGGGTTGATCTCAACGCCGTCGTCGCCATGCCACGTTGATTTCTCAAAGACATAGCCCAAGCAAATCGCATCCTGAGCATTCTCTACGTCGTGGTAGCAAATCAGGACGTTCACCTCCTCGTCTGGCAGCCGCTCGCTTACCGGGATCCAGTAGCCGTGCTCGCACGCCTGACCGGCTATTGGAGTAGCAGTCTCGTCTACCGTGATCTCGATGTTTCGTGACTCGTCCACCAGCTTCTGCCACTTGCGCTTGATTTTCTCTGCATCCATCGCAACACCTTCCTTTCGTTGTTGAGTGTACTTCTAGCTTTTCAGGTTGACACATGGCTACCGTGGCTTGCCGGGCCCGCCCGGGGGCGGCTGCGTGATGTCAGGCAGGTGGTCGAGGTTCGACTCCCGGCCCGTGATCTCCTCGTCGTAGTAGTGGTTTTCCGCCATCTCCTCGCTGCTGTGCCCCAACTGCCTTTTGGCCGAGACTCCAGCCCTTTTCAGATAACTCGCCGTGCTTTTGCGTATTGCATGGAAGGGCTTGTACGGCACGCCCGCCGTGCGGCACAGAACCTTGAGCGAGCCGTAGCAGGACAGCATTTCCCGGTCGTCCCGCCAGGGCCACACACGCTCGCTGGGAGCCCCGGCGTGCATCGCCAGCATCTGAGACAGGGCCGGGGTAATCGGCCGCGTAATCGTCTCTCTGTGGCCTTTGCGGCTGGCCGCCAGGAACGTCAGGGTGTGCTGCTCAAGATCGACCTGGGCCCACCGGAGCTCGAGCACCGCGCCGATCCGCTCCCCGGTCTGGAACATGGCCAGCAGTTTCGTGATCCAGTACCAGGCGGCCGGCTTGCCCGCCACAAGCCCCTTGCGGTGCCGGGCGGCCTGGATGAGCCGGCTGAGCTCCTCGGCCTTGTACGCCTTCGGTACGGGCTTCGGCACCCTAGGCCGGGCGTAGTCGGGAAACTCCAGCAGGTCGCCGTTGGACTTCTTCCACCGCTTTTTGGCCAGCCAACTCCACAGGCTACGCAGGTGGGCCGAGTCTTTCGCCAGGCTAGCCGGCGAGATCAAGCCCCGCTTTTTGTCGTGGACCGTGGCGGCCCGCCACCGGAGGAACTTGGACGCCACGAGGTCGTCTAGGTCGTCCACGGTAGGCTCGTGGCCCAGGTAATCTGCGAACCTGTCCAGCGTGGAGCAGTACATCGTGATGCTCCGGTCGCTCAGGTTTTTCAGCGGGGCAATCCGATCAAGAAAGAGCTCTCTGAGTGTCATGGCTAAGCACCTTTTGTTTTGCCCCAAGCATACCCATCTGTACAGGTGTACACAATCACGAACTACACCCCATCCGCTAGAAAGATCGCCGGTTTCGGCCGGCTGCGATACTGTACAGAGATTCGAGTACGGGCGGCAACACGGACTGCCCGTATGATTGCGTGCGGCAGAGGCTGGGACGATGGCGAAGAAGAAGCGGACGACCACTAGACAGCCCGGTAAACTCATGGCCATGGACATGGCAACGGAGATCGAGCGGGAACTGGTCGGCACTGCCGAGGCGGCCGAGATCCTAGGCGTTGGCGTCGGCTACCTGCGGCAGCTGGCCCGCGAAGGGGACATCTGGTCAGACCATCGCTTTGGCAAGCGGTGCCCCGTCTACGACGCCGTAGAGCTCAGAGAGCGTGCCGATGCTATTGCGGCAGAGCGAGCCGCCGGCAAGCGTCCAGGCCGCCCTCCGGCCAGCAAGAAGGGCTGAAATCCCCGGCTGAGAAAAAACTTCTCAAGCCCCTGTTGACATTGTGCAGATAACTGCACTACCCTTTGCCCGCATGGAGATGGTCATGAAGCGAGTGACGTGGAACGACATCGTGGTGGCCCTGAGCCTGGTGCATCTCGGCCAGCAGCTTGGGACCGAGAGCACACTGGCTCGAGCAGTGTTCGATGTCACCACGATCGTCGTCTCTTTTTTTGCTCGCATTTCGTAGATACCTGCACTATGCACTGGAATGTTGGTACAGCATCTTGCCTCGGTAGTGAACACCCGTACACTACCCCACCCAAGGAGATCGCCCCCATGATTTTGAACCCCAGCAGCCCCCACGAAAACGAATACCTCGCCGCCATCGCTGGCCTCGGCGAGCAGACGCCGAGCCCCGCAGCGAAGCCCACCTACGCCGTGGGCGACTTCGTCAGCGGCTGCACCGCCGGCAAGCGGTGGCAGGGCCGCATCGAGTGGACCGATGGCGACCGGCTCACGCTGGACGTGGGCGGCGGATGGCTCGCCGTTTCGGCCCGGGACGTGACGCACTGAGGCCCATAAGCATGAAAGCAAAAGCCAAAAAGCGATCTGTGCCTGCGTACCACAACGGAAAGCCAAGAACTTGGAAGTCTGGCAACTGGACGTTGCGTTGCTGGGGATTTGGCCACGTTGCTGCAGACATCCAGTGCTTTGTAGAGCCTGACGATGTGACTTCTGGCAAGCGGGTGTTTTTGCTTCGGTGTCCATCTGCCGAGCACTGCGAAGCCATTGCTAGTTGGCTGCTAAAGGCAGCGGCTTTCACGCGAAAGACAATCAAGAAACGGACCGTCTCCCAGCGGAGCTAGGTGGCGGAAGGAGCCCGGTGGAACCGGAGTGGCAGGGACGCATCAACGAGCCGGTGAGCAGGAAGCAAGCCGGTATTTCACAAGGACATTCGCAGTTTGCGAATCACGAACGAAAGGACGCGAGATGAGCACGGAACTGAGCACCAACACGACGCCAACGAGGGGGCTGGCCCTCGCAACGTTCGACGACGCCTTCCGCTTCGCCAAGATGGTGGCGGCCAGCGACTTTGCCCCGAAGGACTTTCGTGGCAAGCCGGAGTCCTGCCTGCTGGCGATTCAGCACGGAGCCGAAGCGCGTCTCACCCCGATGCAGTCGCTCCAGAGCATCGCCGTCATCAACGGACGGCCGACGATCTGGGGCGATGCAGCCCTGGCCCTGGTGCAGAGCAGCCCGGCCTGCGAGTACGTCCGCGAATACATCGAAGGCGACGGCGACAACCTGACCGCCGTCTGCGAGGCCAAGCGGCGCGGCTACCCGGCCCCGACGACGGTGCGGTTCTCGGTGGCTGACGCCAAGAAAGCAGGCCTGTGGGGCAAGTCTGGCCCCTGGTCGCAGTACCCCAACCGGATGCTGCAGCTGCGGGCTCGAGGCTTCGCCCTGCGTAACGCCTTCGCAGACGCCCTGCGTGGCCTGGTGACGGCCGAGGAGGCCCAAGACTATCCGGCCAACGAACCGGCCACGGAAGCGGCCAAAGAACCGGCCAAACCGGCCACGCCCAGCGTGGTGAAGGTGACGGCTGCGGCCCCGGTCGTGCCCGAGGATCCGATGGGCAAGGCCCGCCTGGCGGTCAGCCGGGCCACGACGTTCGAGATGTTGGACGCCATCCGCACGCTGGTGGACAAGCGGCACGCCGAGGGTGTCTTCAGCGAGGCCGCCAAGGACGAGCTCGTGGCCCTCATCCACCACAAGGCCGAGATGCTGATTGGCTCCGAGGACAGCGGTACGGAGTTCCCGCACGAGGCCGCCGAGCACGAGGTGGCATCGTGAAGAGCCGCTTCGACCCCAACATCGCCAAGAGCCACGAGCCGCTGACGATCACGGCGTACGACATCGCCGGGTTCCTCGAGCGGTGCAACCGGCCCCGGGCTGCGGCGTACGTCGATGACCTGGGCGGCAACTACGACCGAGCCTTGCAGACCATCAACGAGTTGCGGACGCAGCTAAACGAGGTGCTCAATCGGCTGCACAAGTACGAGCCGCCGGCGATCAGGTTCAACGAGCCGCCACACAGCAACAAGAGCCAATGGGACTAACGCCGGGCCCGTGGCGTGAACCGGCCTCGACAGCCGGCGGGCAGCCATCGCACTTCAGAGGCTACGTATCAGTGCAGCGTCGGATTGGTTCGCACTCCATACCCAAGGCCGACGCCGGGTGCCCCACGAGACGGGGCCAAAACACAAGGACGTGATATGAGCGACTACTACCCTGACACGCCGCTGCCGCTGTTCGCCGCTCGAGCTCCTAGCGTGAACGGCTCGACCACCTCGGCCGCAGCGGCTGACTCGCTCGACGGCACCACGCTCAACCGGCTGCACAAGGCGGTGCTGGCCTACATCGCCGGGCGTGGCGACGGATGCACCGACGAGGAGATCGCCCGGGCGTTGGGCATGAACCCCAGCACGGCACGGCCACGACGGATCGAGCTGCTACGGCGCGGGCTCATCGAGCAGGCCGGCACCAGGCGGACGACGAGCGGGCGGATGGCGAGCGTTTGGCAAGCAACGGCGGCGTCTCGTTGACGTGCGTCCGTGGATGGTGAAAGGGATGCGAAAGCAAAGGAGACGATCATGGCTACGGCGACAGTTGCATCGCGTAACGGGGCCGAGCACCGAGTTGGCCCGAGGGTGGAGCAGGTGTTTGTCACCCCGGCAATGGCGGCTGAATGGCTCACGAAGAACACTCACAACAGGCGGCTGATCAAGGGGCACGTCGAGACCCTGGTGGCGTCATTGGAGCGCGGCGAGTGGATGCTGAACGGCGAGACCATCAAGTTCGCTAGGGATGGTCGTCTGCTGGACGGCCAGCACCGCTTGTCGGCGTGCGTGACAGCGGGAGTAGGGTTCTCAACTTGGGTGGCCTATGGAGTGGAGTCTGAGGCGTTCGACACGATCGACGTGAACGCCCGCAGTCGCAAGACCAGCGACATCCTCAGCCTTCACGGGAAGGAAAACTCCACGCACCTGGCGGCCTGCGTCAAGCTGCTCTGGATTTTCGGCCAGACGGGGCAGTTCTACGAGGGCGGTGGAGGATTTAACGGATTCAGCCCCAAGACGTGCCTTGAGATCATCGGCCGTCGTCCGGCGATCCAGCACTCGATCACGAAGGCGAACAACATCCGCCTGTTCCCGTCGCCGTCGCTGCTGGCCGCACTGCACTACCTGTTCTCGTGCGCTGATTCTGACATGGCTGGTGAGATGCTCGAGGTGCTGTCCGATGGCAGCACCGCACTCGAACGGCCATTCAACATCTACCGCGAGGCCGTCATCTCCAGGCGTCTTAGCATGCGCCGAATGGGAGCCCGCCAGATTGCGTTCATGGCGATCCGTGCGTGGAACTCGGAGTTGTCGGCCAACTGGATCAAGAAGGTTTACTACAAGCCGAACGAGAACTTTCCGCAGATTTCTGGCCTGAACTACGAGCGTCTTGCGGACTACGCCTGAGCGCAGCCGCCCTCGTGATAGGCACGGTGCCGCTTCGACGCGGCGGGGCGGAATGGAAAGGAATCCACAGATGGAAAAGCCGGCAACATTTACGAAAACGCTTATGCGTCTGATCCGAAACATGCTCAACGACATGGCAGCAGAGGATGGGCGGTCCGTTGAGTCCAGCGGCGCGTTATACGAGGCGTCAAACGCTATCGGCAGGAATCACCGTGAACTTGTGAAGCGAGCCGCTGAGTCAATGGATTGGCAAAAGCGGCTAAAGCACCATGAGGCCCAGCATGGCCGCTGAAGACAAGGTTGACGTGTACCTTCCGCTGTACGTCCGTGACTTTCTCACGGCGACCATCGGCTGGAGTGCCGAAGAGCGTGGCCACTATCTGACCTTGCTGATGATCCAGTGGGACCGGGGCGGCCTGCCGTCTGACCTGGCTTCTCTCGAGCGGATCTCGCCTGGAGTCACGTCGTCCTGGTCTGTCCTAGCCGACAAGTTCCCACAAGACGCCGACGGCCAGCGTCGCAACTCCAAGCTTGAAGAGCATCGCCGCCGGTGCGTCGAGATCAAGCAGCGACGTTCGCAGGCTGGGAAGTCTGCGGCAAATGAGCGTTGGGCCGGCGATGCGTCACGCATGCCAATCGCATGCGATTCGCATAGCAAACGCATAGCAAACGCATGCCATCCAACGTCAACGTCAACGTCAACGTCAGATACAGGGATTTCTTCTAGCGAAGAAATCATTCAACCGGCTGCGCCGGTTGTTGCTACGAGCGATCCGCCGAAGCGTCGGAACCGCTCGCAGCACCACAACGCTGTCCGATGGTCAGAGCCTGATGGCTGGAACGGAATCACAGACGCAGACCGCAAGACCTGGGCCGAGGCGTACCCGGCCTGCGTGCTGGACATCGAGCTCGTCAGGGCCTCTGAGTGGCTCAAGGCAAATCCCACAAGGGCAAGGAAGTCCAACTGGCGGCGTTTCCTTGT